TGTCAGAGGGTCCGCCGTCGCGTCGAGATGCGCCGTCGCCTCGCGCCCGCCGGCAGCCTTCTCGGCCTGCCCCTTGACCACATAGTCGCTGTATCGCTCCTGCGCCCGGAACGAGCCGGAGCTGCTAGTCACATTGCCCGGAAAGATGAGCGCACCGGCTGCCCGTTCCTTGCCCGTCTGGGTCAGGACGAGGCCGCCGATGCCATCCGAAGTCACGACCAGGGCACGCTGCCGCGCCAGCTTTTCGATCGCCGACATGGCGGTTTCGCCAGGGTCGATCGCGACCCGGTCGAAGGGATCGCCGACATCGACATCGGCCTTGACCGAGATCCCGAAGGGCTTGCAGATCTTCTTGGCGACATCGAGCACCGTGACTTTCCGATACTCGGCCGGGCCGTCGACCGTCGCGGCGCAGTCGACCAGGTCGCCCGTCTTGTCGCGCCCGGTGATCGAGACGCTGGGCACGCCTTCCTCGGCGTTTGGGTTGATCTCATCGATCCAGCCGACAAGGACGATCTGGCCGTCGATCGAAAGCGTGACCTCGCCCCAGAGATCGACCTTTCCCGCAAGGCCGGCGAGGGTGGCGAATGGCCAGCTCGCGATGGAGCGAACGGCATCGCGCAGTTCGAGAGAGAAGGAAGCGGAGATCTCGTCGAGCGAACGCGTGATCTCCACCCGGCTCCACTCGTCGAAAATCGAACCGCCAAGCGAGAGCGAGACGCGCCGAGTCGGGATCACAGCAGCACCTCAACACCGTCCGGCGAAACCTGGGCGGGATGGCGAAGCCGGTTGCGGATGACGATGTCGTCCAACATCGCCACGACGTTCGCCGGATTGTCGCCGGCCAAGTGCTGGGCGATCAGCCAGGTGGAAACCGTCCCGGCCGGGCTGATGCGGCTGACGGCCGGCAGGCGGCCGATGATTTCGTTCATGTCCGAGCCGAGCGCCGCCGCGACCGCGTCAAGAGCCGAGAGCGACATGGCCGCCGCCGCCGGAGCATCCGGAGCCAGTTCGCCGGCCCGGCCGACAAGGCGGTCGATCCCTTCCGACAGTCGAGCGGTCCAGGCCAGCGCCTCGTCACGACTTTCGAAGTCGATATCGGCCGCGACGCGGGTCGCCGCCGCGACCACCGCGACTTCCGCCGCCATTCGCATCGCCGCGTCGATCACGCCGACGGTCGCCAGGGCGTCGATCTCCAGCGAGAGGTTCAGCAGCAGCGCGGTGCCCGCGCGCGGATCGGCTGTAGCCGCGGTCGTCGACGTCGTCGCCGAGCCGATGGCCGGCGATGCCCCGCCGAGCGCGACGCTGGCGATGGCCTCGCTCGCATCGGAGATCGCGGCGGCCAGGGCCGAAGCGGACGCCGTGCCCGGCGCCCCTCCGGCTGCCGTGCCGAGCGCGGCGATCGGCGCCTCAATCGCTGCCGTGAGCTGCGCCGCATGGCTGGACGATCCGGCAGCCGCCTCGATCAGGTCGCCGGCGGCCGTCGCGCTGGTGACGAGCGACGACCAGGTCGAGACAGCCAGCGAGATCGACCCGAGCGCTGCCGCGATCAGCCGGGTCGGCAGTGTGGCGAGACCGCCGATCGCCGAGAGCAGCCCGGCGAGCGTCGAAATGATCGGCGCGCCGCCGAGGTCAGCGCGGAGGAAGGATGCGTCGAAGGACACCAGCCGTAGTGCCCGCGTCGAGAAGCGGATCTGCGCCGGGTCCGCGACGATCACGGTCAGCTCGCCAAGCCAGGGGTGCATCAGCGTGCCAGGTCCGGCCGCCTGCAAAGCCACCTGCAGCGCCAGCGCCTGCCCGACATAGTCGTCGCCGATCAGGATCCCCGAGATCTGGATCGGGCCATTATGCTGGCCGAGATCGTCGAAGGCCGCCTGATCGATCCCCGGAAACAGGGTCACCGCGACGCGGCGGCCGACCTCGTGCGTCGTGTCCGGCACGTGAAAGGCGACGCCTCGGAACATCGCCGGCAGCAATCCCGGCAGCAGATCGTCGCGATCGAACAATCCCATGGTCAGGCGCGCCCAAGCATCAAGCCGCGATCGGCGACGATCGGGACGCGCGCATTCGCCTGCCGCGTGACAGCCGCGCTCGTACCCCGATCCACCCGAACCACGATCTCGCCGCCGACCGTAGAGTTGGCGGGTGCCGCCGCCTGCCGCAAGCCGTTCTTGCCGCCTATCGGCGCGTAGTTCATGTCCTTCTTGAGCCCGTCGCCGGCGCTGCCCTTCTGGGTTCCATTGGGATCGAAGATCTGGCCGTTGGTCGGGTTGCGGTTGCCCGTGAAGGCACCATTCAGCCAACCGGTGATGTTGGACGCGATCGACTTCATCCCTTCCCAGATCCCGTTCATGATCGTCACGCCAACCCCCGCCCAGTCGAAACCCTCGAACGCGTCCTTCATGGCTTTGGTCACGGCGGAAATCAGGTTTCCAACTACGGCCATGGCTGCCCCGATTTTGTCGATAATCGCCGTCCCGACGGCGCGCCATTCGAAGTTGCGGAGCGCCGCCCCTATGCCGGACGCAACCTCTACCACCCCGTTGCCGTAGGCCTTGAGCCCGTCGATGATCCAGCCGCTCAGGTCCTTGCCGACCGTCTTCCAGTCAATCTCCCGGATCCGAGCGGCAAGCCAATTCCCGGCCTCCCCGGCTCGCGACCAGAGAGACGAGAGGCCGTCGATAATGAAGCCCATGATCGACTTGCCGACATCCAGCCAGTCGATGGCCTTGATCCTGTTGATCAGGCTGAAAAAGACGCCTTTGATGATGTCCCAGCCGGCCGAGGCCGCCGTCTTGGCACCTTCCCACATGAGGCGCAAACCGCGCATCATGCCCGCGAAGTCTCCGCTGAAGAGGCCCTTAATGGCCCTCAAGGCGCCCGTGAAGATGCCCTTAACGCCGTTCCAGAGCCGCTCGAAGAACGGCTTGAACGTCTTCCAGTCCGCGATGATCAGCGCCGCCGCGCCGGCAATGGCGGCGATCACCAGGATGAAGGGCGAGAAGATCACGCCGACGATCGCGCCCAAGATCCCGAGCCCGGCCGACACGATACCGAGCGCCGGACCAAGAACGCCCAACCCCACCGCGACAGCGACAAAGCCTCCGGCCAGGGCAAGGAGAACGTCCAGCGAGCCGGGCGCCATTTCATCCATCCACTGGAACGTGTCCGTCACCGCCTGCAGACCGTCGTTGATCCAGCCGAGATTGGTCGCGAAGGCCCGGCCGACGCGCCGCATCAACTGCTCGCCGATTTCGGTGAAGCGCTGCATCCGCTTTTCGAGGCCGGCCATCTGGCTGGCAAAGTCAGTGGTGGTGACCTCCGGCGTCGCAGATCTGATCTCGCCCGCGATCGCCTTATATTCCTTTAGGTTCGCGAGCATAGGCAGCAGGAAGGCGAGCACCTGCTGATCGCCGAACAGTTTGCCGAGCCGCTCCGCGCCGCCGATTGCCCGCACCTGTTCGTCGATCTTTGCCAGTGCAGCCGCATCGGAGAGCCCCGACTTTTTGGCCGTGGCATAGGCGCGGCTGATCTCATCGGCGGAGACACCGGTAAGCGTCGTCACTTTCTGGATGACCGCTTCGATCGGGTTGATGCCCTTGGCGACCGCGTCCTGCATCACGCCTGAGAGATCGACACCAATCTTCTCAAAGTTGCGCGACACTTCGGGGCTTGAGAGTTTGGCCAGGAAGTTCTGCATGTTGTTTGCAGCTTGCGACGGATCGGCCGCGCCCTTCATGGCGATCTGGAGGCCGGCACCCAGCGTCGATATGGCGTCGGTTCCTGTTACCTTCAGGCTGGCCATCTGCGCAGTGAGCGCAGGGAAATACTTCGACATGTCCGCAAGCTCGAACCGGCCGGCCTTGCCTGCGACAACCAGGCCGGCCAGGGCCTTTTCCATCTGGTCTGCCGGCACGCGCAATGAGTCGGAAAGGGCGAAGCTCGTCTTGGCGATGTCGTCGAACGACGCGTTCGCGGCCGTCGCAACCTTGCCAATGACCGGGAGCAACGCCTCGATCCGCTTCGGGTCCATTCCGGCCGCGACGAGCGTTCCGGCGCCGGCCGCGATGTCACGAGACGACTGACCGACTTTGAGCGCAAGCGCTTCGTAGTCCGCACTGGTCTTTGAGATCATGCGTTCCAGCGCAACGCCCGAGAGCCCGGCAGTTACCCCTATGTTCCGGATCGTCGAGTCCCACTGCGCCGCCTGAGCGATTGGCGTCGCGAACGAGATTGCCGCGACGGCGGAGCCCAGGACACCGATCCGGCTGGAAAGCGCGCCCATCCGGCTCGTGATTCGGGAAAGCGGTGAGGTCAGGCGGTCGATCAGGTCGACGAGGACCGAGACTTTGAGCTGACGGCCAGACATCTAGGCCTCCTTATGGGTGGTGCGGTCGAGCAACTCCTGCACCGCGTTCCACCAGAACGTCACGCGGGCGAAGTCGAAGCTCTCGATTTCGTCCGCGCTGAAGCCCGTATTCACCGCTATGCCGGCTAGGTAGAGCGGCCAGTCTTCCGTCCATTGCCGAAAAAACTGTCGACGATGTCCGACGCGTCATTGATGTCGCGGCCGGCCATCTTGTCGAACAGCACGTTCATGACGCCTTCGCGTATTCGCGCCGAACGAGCGAGCATGACGACGGGCTGGCTTTCCTTCGACGCCGCCTGGACCGCCCGAAGGTCGGCGCCGACGAGCGGATGAAGTGTCAGCGAAGCGTAGGCCTCGCTGCGCGTGCCGCGCTGCGCCGAGCGAACCGTCAGGGTCACCGGAAAGAGAAGCGGCAGCGTGATCGAGCCATCGCCGTTCCGGATGGCGCGGGCCGGAAGGCTGCCCTGAAGGTCGGCATCCTCGTCGACGATCGCCACCCCGGTTTCGTCGACGATCGGGAGCGCCGGCAGCGCGGGTCCATCCTCGTCCAGGTCGATCGTCAGTCCCGCCGAATTTCCGTTGTCGGTGTTCAACGCATCACCTCTTCATAGTCGCCGGCCATCCATTTCAGCTCCAGCTTGCCGCCTTCGCCGCCGGTCATTTCCGGGATGTCCGTCAGGAACGCATCCGGGAACGTGTACTGATGGCCCGTGTCGCAGATCACCTGCAGCTCGCCTTCGCCCTCGGAATAGATCGAGCCGTAGGACGTGCCTCGCTCCAGATGCGTCGTTCCGGTGATCTCGGAACCGACGAATTCCTGCGCCCTCGCGACCTTGCGGCCAAAGGTGACGGCGTTGTTCTTCAAGCCGCCGAGCTTCAGCTTGGCGCCCTTTTCGACGGGGATGTTTCGTCCCCGCCAGATGATGTCGACGATGCCGAGGACTTGCGTCACGGAGGGTCTCCTTTTCGATTGAGGTCAGGTGCGCGCCGGCCAGTGCCACGTACCCGGCGCGCCGTCGGGATCGTGTACGACACTGCCGATCGAGGCGTCGTCGCCGCCGGCGAGGTCCTTATCGTTCTCGCCGTCCAAGACGACGGTGAGGTTCGACATGCCGGGCGTCTCCGGATGGTTGATCGGGCTCCAGACCCGCACGACGATTGCCGCGCGGATCTGGCCGCCATTCTTGAAATGCATCGGCAGCACATAGTGGACTATGCGGCCGACGCTGACGCTTTGCTGCTGCACGGTTGTGCTCCCTAGACCTGGAATTCGAGCGCCGCCGCCAGCACCATCAGATTGCCGATGATGCGGATCTGCTGGCTGGCGTTCATCCGGTTTCGGTCGCTGTCGTCCCGCGCGAACGTCGACTGCGCTACCGTTTCGGACGCGCCCTCGATCCAGCCCCAGCGCTCATAGAGCGTGCAACGGGCCGCCCAGCTACCGAGCATGCGCTTCGGCGTCACGACGGCATCGCGCTCCGCTGCGGCCGGGCTGTCGTCATCGGCGAGCTTGTGGCGCGGATAGACCAGCGAGACATAGCTCGACCAGTCGTAGCGGATGCGGCTCGCCGTCTTCGGGATCATGATGTCGAGCCAGGCGCGATCGGGAACGCCGAGCGGGCTCGTCTTGTAGGTGGTCACGATTCGGTCGATCGTCACCGTGCCGTCCGCCTGCGGCGTGAAGGTGGAGATACCGCCCTTCAGCAGCAGATCCATTTCCGTGTCGGTGAAGCGGTCGCCGGTCGCCGGAGCCTCGACGCCCGGAAGGGCGAGCGTGCGAAGCTGGCGCGCCGGATCATTGGCAAGCTGGAAGGCCGCCACGCCCGCGAGCGTTGCCGCCCAGACCCAAGGCGGCGTCGGCGAGTTCTTCGCGCCGATGCCCGACAGGAACGGCGAATTGGTGAGCCCGCCTTTGGTGGTCAGCGCCGAGAAGATCCCGCGATGGCCGACATAGGCATGGGCATCACGCTTGCCCATCGCCTGATAGCGGGTCGTCAGATCGGCTGTCAGCGCGCCGAGCGAGGTCGCGTCATCCCAGGCGATCACGATGTCGGTGAACCACTCGGCCGCGATGGCGTCCAGCGCCGTCTGCAGCGTCGGATTGGTGGCGCCGGCAGCCATCGCCGCGATCGTGGTGGTGATACCCGCGACCGGGCCGTCGCCCTGGCGGCGGCCGACGGCGAGGTCGATGCCATTACCGACCTCGCCCTTGTGGCGAGCCGTCAGGGTGACGACGCCCAGGGCGGCGGCTGCCGTGACCGGCAGGGTCGGAATAGCATTGATCGCAGCAGCCGCCCCCGTGGCGAGGCTCGCCGCCGTGGCGCCGACGGCAACCGGGATCGGAATGCGCACCGAGCCGATATAGAGCGGGATCACGCCGGACGAGGTCGCCGTGCCGGCAAAGGTGAAGGTCCCCGCCGCCGCGACGCCGCCGCCGGCGTCGGCAAGGCCGAGCGCATAGAGATCGGTCGTCTTGTTGGCCTTCTTGAAGGC